TGCACGTTCTAGGTGATTCCTGTCGGCTGAAGGCTCATCGCCTCGCTTAAGGAAAAACTTGAGAAGGGCACCTAGACCATTCAATCGTGAGATTGGTAGTCTAGCCTTCACTACAAAACCCTTGACAAGAGGCTTTTGCAGTTCCAAGCTCTCTCTCTGTCCAACAATAGGACAGAAATTGTGCTTGCCCAACACGGGGGAGTACTCACCAACTGCTGGAAAAGGTATTAACTTTTCAAGCAAGTTGTCGAGATGCCTTACCGTTCTCCAAAGTCCACGCTTATATAGCTGGTTCCTCAAAGAAACGGTTGACACAACTCCCTCAACGTGCTTCCGTTGTGTAGGGATCATTTGACGAGTTTTGATGACAGTTACGTCATGACCATCATAATAATCCTTACCGCAAGACTCTCTGAACTTTCCAGTCCAGAAAGACTTGCCAGCATTAACCCGAAACCCAAAAGCTTCGAGTTGGCTGACAACGGATTCCACGAAATCTACAGGGACAATAATATCATCCCCGTAGATGCGTACCTTGCCTGTATATGATTTAATATCAGATACAGTCAGTGGGCGTCTTAGCTCTTCTTGAATTCCTATGAATATAATGGTTGTAAAAACCATTGCTTCAACAGGAAAACATAGAGCTGAACCCATAGACGCGAACTTGGCTAGGCGTTGAACGCCATAACCAGGCACATCAGCCTTCCGTGACCGCGTAGCATCGAAAGCCCTTCTTACATTGGGCATCGTAGCAACAAGATCACGTACGAGCTGATTTGAAACACGGTCGGATGCTTCGCTTAAATCAAGCGTAGCAAGGTCCCCAAACTGGGAACCAATCTTTGCCAAGTGCTGATTAGGCTCTTGATCATCGAATCCAACAAACCTCTTTGAGATGTCACACTCATTAAGGTTTCGTATAAGGCTTTCCATGACAGCCTGTTGTGCATATTGCATACAAGCTGGCTCGATAGCGATAATACGTGGTGTTTTAAGCGTTTTAGGAACCGTTATGACCCTAACAGGTCTCTCGGCACCAGGTTCGAGCAATGTTACATGGGGCAAAGATTCTTGCCAGGTTGGAGTAAGAAATTCTCCCATAGGGAAAATCTTCTAACCTCTCGGTCCACTCAGTCTGTTCGTACTTACGGTTTCCCGTAAGACGATCAGCTGTGGCACCAGGGCCATGCTTTGGAATGAGTCTACCATAGTAGATGTCCTCTTCAAGTTTTTGAAGAGGCTCAGACCAAAGGAGACGAGACATCTTACGAAACTCCTCCCGCATGCGGGGTGAGCGTTTGATGTCAAACTCTCTAACTTGCTTCTCACACTCGATATATCCTTTCATTGCGTTTTTCTTGCGTGCATCACTGCACTCCAAGGAAATCTTAGCATTCATCAGAGTAATCTGACGAATAGCATAGATCGCGTCAATGGAAGGGTCGTCGAGAAGACGACCAGTTCCACGGTCGAACACAAGATCAAGGAAACCCCCGAGAAATCGAGGGAGACCCTTCGTTCTGGCAAAGCCAATGAACGAATCGTGATCTACGAAACCTTGAGAAAGACTTTTTTA